CACGAAAAAACGCAAGCGAAAATCCCATGGGATTACTGCCGTTGATGATAGTAGTCAGTGGCTGCGCCTATCCCATCGCATACTAGATTGATAATTAATTGCCGAGTCGTTGATGATAGTAGTGGAGGCGATGCCGTTATAATAATTAATTGTTCGGCAAGTCTGGTGTGCGCTGCTGGCCATGATAGTAGTGGTATGGATACACCCCCCGGGGGGACAGGACCCCCACCCCCACCCCCACCCCCCACCTACATATCCCTCACTCTCATAACAAGGCCAGTTTTTTAGGTGTTGTACACACAGCAATGTTTATTTTTATTTAAATTATTTAGGGGGCGGGGGTCTTATTTACACACCAAAATTTTTTTGTGTTACATTCTAGACATGAACAGCGCAATCAATGCAGATCAACTGCTGAGATCATTAGCGCTTGCCATAGCTAGAAACCAAGTGGGGGCTGCAAGGCCGACTCACGAAGTTATTGCAGGCGAAGGTATCACGCAGATTGAGTACGACCAAATCGCAAAGAACCCACAGTTCCAGCGGTATGTTGACGCCTATACGTTAGAGCTAAAAGACAACGGCTTCTCTTTTGCTGCGAAGAGCAAGGTATTAGCCGAGGATTTGCTTGCTACGGCCTACCATATGGCACAAGACCCCGACACACCAGCGGCGGTACGCACAAAAATACTCGAAAACTTCGTAGAATGGGCTGATTTGAAGCCTAAAAAGGACGCTTCTGCCCTTGCCGGACCCGGTTTTTCGATCACAATTAACATCCCAAGTAGCCCTAATTCACCCCCACAAACCATCGTTTTAGAGGCAGAAAACCCTGAAAATGGGCAAAATCCCCTGAAAATACCTAAATTATTGCAAAAAGAACCTATTTTGCTAGGTGAAGGGGATGAATATGAGTATGCAGGCGATGATTACCTATGAGCGTTAACTACACCCCAGTACCCTCCGTCGTTCCCTATTTGCTTAGTGACAAGTTCCAGTCGTTTATTGTGGGTCCTGTGGGATCGACGAAAACAACTGCGTCCTTGATGAAGATACCCATCGAAGCGAAGAAGGTTGCTGCCTGTGCAGATGGTATTCGCCGGTCTCGTTGCGCGGTGGTGCGTAACACGCGTCAGATGTTGCTTGACTCGACCATTAAAGACTTTCTTAATCTGTTCCCAGAAGGACAGGCGGGTGCGTACTTGCGTACTGAGTTGCGCTTCGTGATGAAGTTCGATGATGTTGAGTGCGACATACTATTTAGGGGACTCGATGATGCCAACGACGTACGGCGACTTCTCTCCCTGCAGTTATCCTTTGCCATGGTGGATGAGATACGTGAGATTAACCCTGACGTGTTTGACGCACTGACCGGACGACTGGGGCGATATCCCAACGGGATGATGGTGCCGCATAGACCAGTGTGGGGGGTCGATGACAAAGGTAATCCCATACAGGGATGTGTGGACGACAGCGGGAAGCAGCTCAAGAAAGTATGGGGAGCAACGAACCCAGCCGATGCGGATACGCACTGGGAAGAATACCTGTCCAACGCAGACCCGGATAAAGTACATGTGACGATACAGCCGTCGGGTCGGTCAGCCGAGGCGGATTGGATTCAGCACTTGCCGTCGCACTATTACGAAGACATCATGGTAGGGAAGTCCGAGGATTGGATTTCGGTTTATGTTGATGGGAAGTGGGGGCGCAGTCTCTCAGGGTTGCCGGTTTATCAGAAGACATTCGTGTCAGATTTCCACGTGGCCAAGGGAGAACTTAAACCAGTTGTCAGCCAAGACTTTCCCATCATCATCGGGATTGACTTCGGGCGGACACCGGCGGCTGTCTTTAAACAGCGAGACCCACGTGGTCGGGTGGTGACATTAGGCGAACTTACTTCTGAGAACATGGGGATCGAGACGTTCATAAGAACCATGCTTAATCCCTACGTGGCCAACCACTTCCCCGGGTTTAGCATGGTCTGTGCGCCGGACCCAGCGGGGTTTATGAAACAGCAACTAAACGAGATGACTCTCGTCGATGCCCTCAAGATAGCAGGATATAAATGCGTTAAACCGCCTACGAATAAGCCCGAGTTGCGTATTCAGGCAGTGGAACGACTCCTGTCTCAGCAGTTAGAGGGCAAGGCGATGTATATGATCGACCCGCGCTGCACCATGTTGGTTAAGGGATTTCGGTCAGGATATCGGTATAAAGTGAAGAAAAACGGGGAAATCGAGGACTCGCCAGATAAAAACGAGTATTCCCACGTGCATGACGCCAACCAGTACGCCGACTCCGTGATCGACATGAATGTGCGAGGTAATGCGATGTCCACTACCAAGCGCGAAGTAAGGCGGGTACAATACGTCTATACTTGACATATCTGCTATCCCGGTGATACATAGGGGTACTTAATTCGGAGGACATATGGCGTTCTACTACCCCTCAGTTACCTTAGACAGAGCTTCTGAGCCGTTTGAGCTACAGGTTGCTCGCGGCAATATTGATGGTCATAAGTCGCTGTTTAAGTTTGGCATTAACCCAGACAATAACGGTACACTGGAAACTGTGTGGAGCCATAGCACGTTATATGTGTATCCGACAGCGGCTACTGTTATGAAAGTATCTAGTACTAATGCAGCAGATACTGCAGCAGGTACTGGAGCACGGACTATATTAGTATCAGGTCTTGATGCTAACTATGACGAGATCGAAGAGACAGTCACACTAAACGGACAGACTGCTGTTCTTACGACTAAACTTTTCTTGCGCGTGTTTCGCTCGTACGTGTTGACGGCAGGTACAGGTGGTACTGCCGCTGGAGACATATATGTAGGTGATGGTGTTGTTACGGCGGGTGTGCCAGCTACGGTGTACGCGGTTATTACCATCGGCGACAATCAGACGAATATGGCTATGTGGACTGTGCCAGCTGGATATACGTTCTATCTAAGCCGAGGTACGTTTTCAGCAGCATCGAATAACTCCGCGCAATTTGTACTAGGCAAGTTTATGTTTCGTAGGCAGGGTAGCGTGTTTCGCAACGCAGCCGACATTACTGTAAATAGCAACGTGTTTGGCTATGACTTTGAAGTACCACTAGCCATACCTGAGAAAACTGATATTGAGGCGCGGGTTATAGCGCTGGCAGGTACTAACTTTTATATCACGGCCTCGTTCGAGGGCATCTATATCGCTGGCGCTTCCGCACCTGCACCCGGCACTCCAAGGATTTAAAGATGAATGGATTAGCACTCATGCCCGTGGCTCGGGCTTCTGACTTAGAGGCTAGAGCGCTGCGCGAAAGTATTACGCAGAACCAACAACCAGTTATCCAAGGTTTAGCGGGACATGTCCGCAAACGCTGGGAAAAAGCTAAGTTAGCTAAGCGCGAGTTGGAAGAGCGCATGTTGCAATGCCTTAGACAACGAGGTGGTCAGTACGATCCGGCGAAGCTGCAGGAAATCTCTAGGCAGGGTGGTTCTGACATTTTCGTACAGTTATCTAGCGTAAAGTGCCGGGCTGCTACTAGTTGGTTGCGTGATACTTTGCTAGGAGTCGGCGCAGATAGGCCATGGAGTCTTGAGCCTACACCTGAGCCGGACCTACCTCCGTCGGTGATGGCAGAACTTCAGGCCAAGATGGCAGCGCAGCTTATGGAGTTGTACTCGCAAGGTGGAACCCCGCCAGACGAAGAGACACTTCGCAAAGCTGCCGATGAGATGCAAGACACGATGATGCGCCAGATGAAAGAAGAAGCTGACGACCGTGTAAATAGGATGGAACGCAAAATGGAGGATCAACTTCTCCAAGGCGGGTTCATAAAGGCGCTTAACGAGTTTTTGGATGACGTAGTTACTTTCCCTTTCGCAGTATTGAAGGGACCTGTTAAACGTCGTCGCAAAATCATGAAGTGGGAAAATAACGAGTTAGTTACTTCGGAAGAGATTCGTAATGAATGGGAGCGAGTCGATCCGTTTATGCTTTATTGGGCACCATGGGCTTCCGACATCAATGATGGCTTTGTTATCGAGCGCCACAAACTAACCCGCACCGTACTAGAGACGCTTATTGGCGTAGAAGGTTACAGCGAAGCGTCTATTCGTACAGTTCTTTCCGATTTTGCCGGTGGTGGACTTCGTGAGTGGCTATGGACTGATACTGAGCAAGCCGCTGCAGAAGGCAAAGACACAACGGAAACGTTGTATACCGACGACATTATCGACGCTGTACAGTTGTGGGATACCGTACTTGGGCAAGACCTGCTTGATTGGGGTATGGACGAAAAAGACATCCCAGACGCACAGTTATCGTATCCATGCGAGATTTGGCTAATCGGGAACACGGTTATTCGTGCCATGATTAACTATGATTTGCTTGGCCGCAAGCCATACTACGTTACATCCTACGAACAAATCCCCGGTGCAATCGCTGGTAAGGGTGTGACAGATTTGTGCCGAGACTCACAGGATATGGTCAATGGTTCAGCTCGTGCACTTGCCAACAATATGGCTATTTCTTCTGGTCCGCAGGTAGGTGTTAATTTATCGAGGATCGCTGCTGGAGAAGACGTTACGCAGATGTATCCATGGAAGGTTTGGCAATTTCAGGCATCAGATTATAACGACGGTTCGCAGCCTATTTCGTTCTTTCAACCAACTAGCAACGCACAGGAATTAATGGCTGTCTTTGAGAAGTTCGCTGCTCGTGCGGACGAAGACACGATGATTCCACGATACATGACTGGTGAGCACGTAGCTGGAGCCGGACGTACATCGTCTGGGTTGTCCATGCTGATCTCCAATGCTGGTAAAGGTATTAAGCAGGTAATCAGCAACATCGACCATAACATCATAGTACCTATTGTAGAGCGACTTTACCAAGACAACTTACGGTATAGCAAAGACCCTAGCTTGGTCGGTGATCTAAACGTAGTAGCTCGCGGTGCATCTAGCTTAGTTGTAAAAGAAGCTGAAGCTATTCGTAGAAATGAGTTCTTACAGCTGGTTCTAAATAGCCCAGTAGCACAGCAAATCGTAGGCAATGCCGGGACAGCAGAACTTCTTCGCGATGCTGCTAAAAATCTCAACGGAAACGTTGACAGAATCGTTCCTGACAGAAAACAGATTTCTGTTATGGAACAGCAGCAGCAGACTATTATGCAATTGCAACAGCAACTCGCGGC